CCAGCATAACGCGGCATGCTGTCGTGGATCAGTAGGCGATCCATGAACCCCTGCATCTGCAAGGGCAACTGGCTGCGCATCAGACGCATGGCATCACGTGCTCGAGCCTGCGCCTCCTGCCTGGGCAATCCGTAGCCGAAGGTGCCGGGATGCTCGCCTGCCATGGTCCGCTCGCCATAGGATGCGACCACCGACAGGGCGAAGCTGCAACGGGCATGGGTCTGGCGATAATGGTCACCCGCATACCACTGCGCATAGGTCAGGTTTCCCGATCGATGCAGGCGGTCCAGATGGGTCGAACGAAATTGACGTGCGCGGCCCCTCGGCTCACGGGAATTGTCGATCGCGGCCGGCACGATGTCGTTGTCCGGGTCCTTGGCTAGCCGCTCGGGGGTGGCGTCGAGGCCTGTCACGCCCAACACTGGCGCAGGCCTCAGTTTCGTCAGCTTCTGCTTGCGCTTCATCTTGACCATCACGCCATCTCCGGGTTCAGGGGGTTTGTGGGGGAGGGGGAGCGCGGATGGGCCATCGCTCTGCGCAAGGCTTCACTCTCAGCCTGCAAAGTTCCGGCCAGGTGCGCGCCCTCCTTGATGGCGAGCGCGGAGGCCTTGAAGCAGCCTGCTAAGTGCCGAAGATAGGCTCGCCGGAAAGGGCGATACCAGCGAGTAGCTTCTTGGCACATGCGCGCCCTCCGATGCAGCCAAGCGATGACCGCGCCACGCTCTGCCTCGGTGATGTCGATTGCGCTCTCCCCCATCATTCCTCCCCCTGCTTACCGGCCCGCAACGGGGCGGATGGTTGGTGCTGCTCCATGATGGTCGCGGCGGCGGACTGCATCAGGAACCGGATGTTGGTGGTGTTCTCTTGGTTGACCCGCGTGGGCCAGCGAGCGAGCTGTTCAACCAGCCACTCCAGATCACCTCCACGCACCGGGACCATGTAATCCGCGTCATCACGGATCGCGGCCCATGCTCGGTCGAATGCTTCACCCATCACCATCCCCTGTGCAGCTTGAGGTATCCCGCAGCGTGGCGGGCGAGTTCGTGCGATCCGCTCAAAACGGCACGTCGTCGTCTAGGTCGTCCGGGAAGCCGCTGCGGCTCTGGTCAGCACTTCCAGCAGAGGACCGGGAATCCGCTTGGCGGTTGCTGGCAGACGACCCGCCCGCATCGCCAGCAGCGAGTCCATCCAGCATCGTCAGCACCGAATTGAAGCCTTGGAGCGTGATCTCGGTCGCGTACCGATCGGCGCCGGACTGGTCCTGCCACTTACGGGTGGTCAGCGCCCCTTCGATGTAGACCTTCGATCCCTTCTTCAGGAACCGCTCGGCCACGTTCGCCAGGCCTTCGTTGAAGACCTTCACCGTGTGCCACTCGGTCTTTTCCTTGCGCTCGCCCGAATTGCGGTCCTTCCAGCTTTCGGAGGTGGCGATGCGGAGCTCGACCACCTTGCCGCCGTTCTGGAATGACCGGCTTTCAGGGTCGCGCCCCAGGTTGCCGACCAGAATTACCTTATTCACCGAACCGCTCATGCTGCTTGCTTTCGATAACGGGAGGATTGCTCAAGCAGCGAGGCGAGGTCGCTGCCCGGGGCCTGTGCGCCAGAGGCGGAGAGGCGGCGTGGCATCCATTCCACAGGGTTGCTGATCCGCCGGTTTTGGCAGTCGACCAGTGCTTCAAGAACTCGGGAGTCCGAGTAGTCTTTCCGCCAGCGGCCCACGATGGAGCGGGAGGCGCGGTCAGTTTGTCCCGATGCGGTCAAGAGCGTGATGCCAAGTTCGAAGATGGCTTTCACGGTGTCGACGGGCGGAACGCCTGTTTCGTTAGAAACAGAATTATTCCCTTCTTCTTTTATGTCCCGCTGCTGTCCCGCTGGTGTCCCGGTTAGCGTCCCATCTGCTGTCCCGGCTTCCTTGGGTATCTGCTGATATTTGTCGTAATTACAGATGGTTATGACTAGCTTGCCTGTCCCGGCATCTGTCCCGATCATCGTCTCGGTTTTCAATCGGCTCAAAAACCGGTCGACCGCTGATTTCGACCAGTCCCATGCCTCTGCAAGCTCACGCACCGAGCAGCAGAATTGGCCGCGCGTCAGCATCACGGTCTTGCCGCCAACGTCGTAACGGGTCGCCTTCCAGCAAGCGCGCGAGACCATCCAGAACCATGCACGAAAGCGGTCCCCGTCCTTCAGGAGGGGGTGCTCGAACGCGTCCCGATGCAAGGCGATGTGACCGCTCACCCACGCACCGCTTGGTACTTCCCGTGGAACTCGGCCACTGCGGCGCCTGTGACGCCATTCCGACGCTTTGCGCAGATGAACTCGATTGCGCCTTCTACGGCCTCAATCTCGGCCATGGTCGACGCGTACAGGGGGTCACGATCAGAGGTGGGCAGCGCTTGCCGCAGGTAGTACGCGTGGCGGTAGAAGAAGAGCACCGCGTCCGCGTCCTGCTCAATCTGTCCGCTGTCCCGAAGGTCCGCAAGCTGCGGGCGCTTGTCGCTGCGGCTCTCCACCCCTCGGCTGAGCTGCGCCAGGGCAAACATCGCCACTTCGTAGTCCTTGGCCATGCCTTTGAGGCGCCGGCTGATCTCCGACACTGCCTCGTAGGACGATTGCCGTTTGTCGTCGGTGCGAAGCAGTTGGAGATAGTCCACGACCACCAGATCCAGGCTTATGCCCCTGGCTGCGAAACGGCGCTTGAAACGGCGGATGCGAAGCTCAAGCTGAGCGAGCGTTAGGCCGCCCGCATCGAGAATATGGATTGGCATATCCTCCAGCATCTTTTGAGCGTCGTACATCGCCTGGAGCGCTCGCCGGGACGGGTTGTCGCTGTTGATGTCGGCGTAGAGCACGCCCGAATTGCCATTGAAGGCCAGATCGGCAGCCATCCGAGCGGCCAACTCCTCAGCGCCCATCTCTAGAGACACGTAGAGGACGCCATGGCCCGCCTGCGCGGCTCCTAAGCTGTAGGAGAGGGCCGCAGCGGTCTTGCCCATGCCTGGTCGCCCACCGCCAATGATCATCTGCTTAGGGCGCATGCCGCCTAGCAGGTCGTCCATGCTCGGGATGATGTTGGAACGGATCGAACGCTTGGGACTCTCGGCCGCTTTCAACAGGGCTCCCATCGCTTGCGCAGCACTAGGCTGGCGAATGGTGTCTGACTTGTCGGCTGCGTCCACAATCGCGGCCTCAGCGGCATCGACGACGCTCTCGATCGTCTCATTAACGTCGCCCGCCATGTGCAGGGCTTCACGCATCCCGGCGATCAGGTCGCGCCGGCGGGCCAGTTCCTTGATCTGCGCTGCGGTCGCCTTGGCGTTGACCAGCAGCGAATTGGAGTTGGTAAGGTTGGCGATGAACTGCATCGCCCCCATGGCCTGATATGCCTCGTCCGCCTCGATAAAGGGACGGAGGGTCAGCGGGTTTAGCGGGTTGCCCTTGCTGAACTCGCGCGCGACAACACCATAGACGCGCCCGAAAAACGGTTCGGAAAAATGCTCTTCCCGCAGACTGTCGACCACGGTCTCAACGCGCTTGCTCTCGTAGAGAATGGCCGAAAGTAAGGCGAACTCGCTGTCGACGTTCGCCAGGCCGGTGCTGGAAGGCAGGGATGCGAGCGCGGTCATGCCGCCGCATCCACGGCAAGAAACAAGGCCTGCCACCGTGCATGTGCGCGCGCCATCGCTTCGCAATGCTCCCGGTCTGTCCACAGACGGCGATCAGCATCGGCCAACATGGCAAGACGGTGATATTCGAACCATGCTTGTTCGGCGTTCAACGCGGTCGGGAGATGGGCGACGTTCATGCCATTTCTCCGATGGTCACTACGGCGGCAGAAACGGTGCGGTCGCGCTCGATCACGATGCGTTCGATGTAGCGATCGTCTGGCATGTCGATGCCGGCGACCAGCAGGTCGGTGATAGCTTTCTCGCGGTTGGCGATGTCGGACTGGTAGTTGAGGTTAAGCCGGATATGCAGTTCAACCGGCTTGTGCACCGAGGGCGCGCCATAGGCGGCGTACTGCGCACCAAGTGCGTCACCAGCCAGCTTGCGCCACGCTTTGTACTCGCGCGTGGTGATGCGGCGTGGCTTGCCCTTGATCGTCACCGTAGCGAACATGCTGTTCGACGTGGGTGGCATGGGTAAGTCGAACGTCATGGACGCACCGCCTTCACAAGCGGGTCGTTGGCCCAGCGCTTCAGATCAGCGCGGACGTGTGCTTGCTTGGCGCGGCGGCTGGCAAGGCGGCGAGCGGCAACACGATCGCCGGGAACGACGATCATTTCAGCGGTGAGTAAAAGCGGCTGCATCCCAATGCTATTCGCGCCATTCCGAGCGATCACCAACCTCAACCGCTCGGCGGTTGTGTGGATAAGCGCCAGAAAGCCAGGATTTCCGCGGTTCACCGCCCTGACCCCGTAGACAGAACCGATGCATACGCATGAACCTGATCTGCATGCCGATGCCCAGGCACGCCGCAGCGGGCGCAAGGATCACGGGCGACAGCGGTTGCGCTGAGGGTCTGGTAGGCTCCGACACGGCGGTCGCTGGCGGCGCGGCGGTTCTCTGCGGTCCTCATGCTGCGGCCCGCATCGTGCAGAAGCGATTGCGGCAAACACCGACCTCACGAGCGGTGACGCGCAGTTCGCATTGGTCGCACCACGTCAGGACTGGAGGAAGGGCCGGAACGGCTGAGCTTCGCAGACGGCGGATCACGCGCCGCTCCTCCCCATCCCAGACTTCGCCGATCGTGCGGTGCGGATAGGGGAAGCCGCCCTTGGCTGCGCAGGGGCCAATCATGCCGCCTTCCCCCGGAAGCAGTCGATCGCTTCGCCGGCTTCCACCAACGTCCGCTTCATGCGGGCGATTTCCAGGTCATCGATCTTGCCGTCTTCCAGCGCGACCGAGACCTCGAACATCAACTTGGACAGTCGGGTTTGCAGCGACTGATCCGTCACCTCGGCGGTGTGGATGGGCACCAGCTTCATGCCGACCTCAGCCAGCACGTCATTGGCAAAACGCCCGTTCCAGCGCTCGCAGCCGCGCAAGAAGGCGACGACGCCCATCTCTGCCAGACCGGTACGATACTTGGCGCCTTGATCGGTGCCTTTACCCAGGGCGCCGCCGATGTCTGAGTCGGTCAGCTCGTCCTCAGCCTTGATGCGGCTGAGGCTGGAGCCCAGCGCCTCGATCAGCTTCGAAGCGGAAACGAGGCGTGCGGCACGGACGATTAGCGGGTGGGACATTGTTAGAAACCCTCTCCATGAGGAATATCGAGACCGACTTGGCGAAAGGTGCGCGAGCGATCGGCGAGGGCGAGGAAGCCCGTGGCGACCATGGCGGCGCTGACGAGCATCGCCAGGACGGTGAGGAAGAAGCGCAGCCGACGACGCGCGCGGATGCGGCGAGCAATGCAGTCGCAGAACACCTGGCGGCAGGACGGACACTTCTGGGCGAGGGAGCTGTAGCTCTCGTGCTCACCGGGAGCGGGTTGGCGGGGCTGCATCAGGCGGCTGCCTGTTCAGCCACATACCCGGCCATGAAGCCGCGTACCCTTGCCTCGGTCTCAGGCCAGACCCTGCGACCTGCGCGGATGTCCCGTACGAAGTGCGGATCGTTCATGGCTTCACGCCCGAACCGAACTGCCGACATGGGGTGGCGAGCTAGGAAGGCTTCGATCGCCTTCGCGAGGGGCTGTGTGTCATCCATGGTCCCGCAATGTACGTAGGGCACACCCTACGGTCAAGCGAGAACAGTAGGGAGAACCCTAGTCTTATCTCGGAGCCAATGGTGTGGGAAACGGCCCACATGGCCGATGATGACCGGACACCTCTGCAGAAAGTAGTCGCGGCTCGGATCGCGGCGTCCGACCGCACGCGTGACCACTACGATACGCAACTTCGCAAGATGCTCGAGACGACCAGCAAGCCGCTCTGGGACATCGAACGCGGAAAGGTGAAGCGACCCAGCCCGCGCATCCTGCGCGCGATCGAGCAGGTCCTGAGCTTTGAGCCGGAGGAATTGGTCGACCTCGTTCACCCCCGCGAGGGGCGGCTCGAGGTGGCACCTGTCTCAACAGCTGAGCGCCGCGACGTCGTCGCTGATCGGGCGCCCACGCTATCTATCGATGCCGGCGAGACCGTCGAGATCACGCGCCTCGACCTGTCGCTTCCTATGGGTCCCGGCGCGACGGTGGACGACTTCATCGAGAGCGAGCCGCTGAAGTTCGACCTGGGCTACGTCCGGAGCTTCACCCGCACGCCGCCGCATCGCTTGCGCTTGGCCGCCGGGGCAGGGGACAGCATGTTTCCGACGCTCGTGCCGAACGATCTGGTCTGGATCGACACGACACAGAACCAGTTGCTCCACGCTGATCGAATCTATGCGGCGTCGATCAATGGCGGCGCGGCAATCAAACGGCTGCGACCGGTTGCGGGCGGGCGCCGGGTCCTGGTTATCTCGGACAACAAGATGGTCGAGCCTTATGAGGTCGACGCCAACGAGGTCGTGATTTGGGGCCGGGTGATACGGTTCGCGAGGGATCTATAATGGCGATGGACCCAAAGGTCGGCGCTCTACCTGCTACGCAGGAGCAAGTCGCTTCGGTAGCAATTAACGCCGCGGTAGGTCTAAACGCTATCGCTCAGGCATTGGCAGCGATTGCTAACGGCACCGACATCACAACGTCTATAAATCTGATCCGCGAGCATAGTGACGTTCTCGAGGAGATTTTCGACGACCTCTCTGGGTGGCACGAGGATGAATAATGTCGTCGACATAGACGGGCAGCGGCGAAAGGCGGCATCGACGCTCCACCCGGCCCGTGAACTGGAGCAGACCTTGCATGGTGGCGGGCCAGGGGGCACATCAGGCGACATGAAGACAGAAGACCCTCTGAAGGCGCGTGTCGATTTTCTACACACGGCCTTTCTTGGCCTTCTCGGCCTCATCGTGGCTGGCTTCATCGGATTGGCGACACTGATCGGCACTTCCAATAACGCCGCTAACTCCCGTATCGATAAGGCCGGAGAGACGGTGTCGGCCCTTAACCGAGAGGTTGGCGTAGTTGGCGGCAAGGTTGATGAGTCGAACCGCCGTTTGGACCGGATCGACGGGAAGCTGGACCAAATTAGCGCTAAGCTAGACAAGCGCTGATTGCCACGCCCAAGCCTTAGCCTCTCGGTCGTAGGCGCCGACCACCCCTACAAGCGCGGCCCAGGACGGCGCTTCGAGCTCCAAATATGCAAGCCAGGCGAGCCGGTTCAGCTCGTTCCTGAGCCGAAGAACCCCGCAGACGAGCATGCCATTGCCGTGTTCAGCTGTCGCGGCATTCAGATCGGCTATCTGCCATCCCAGCGTGCGCCCTACATCGGCACCATCATGGCGCGCGGTGAGGAAGTCCGCGCCATCTTTCAGGACCATGCGCCCTACGGCGGAATCGTGCGGATCGCTTTTGACGGCGAGGAGCCGGTGCTGCCAGCGCTGAAGCCGAAGCAGCCACCGGTGGAGGCAGTGGACCCGGCGCCCGACTGGTACCCGGACGACGAGTGGCCCGAATAGAAGTAGGGTCAACCCTACGATTGTAGGTTGACAGCGTAGGGCGCGCCCTACATAACTCCCCCATCGCCAGACCACCCGGTCCGGCTTGGTGGAGATCTTCGGCATGGCCGAGCAGCAGCAGACAGCCCCGAACAATCCGAGTGCGTTTCCTGGTGGAAACCCCAGTCGGCTAGATCGCCGCATCAGCGACGGCATGACCCTGCGCGACTGGTTCGCGGGGCAGGCGCCTGCAATTCCACTTGCGTTTGCCTTTCGCGCGCCTCCTTCGCCGCCCGCCGCTTGGACGCGGGATTATGACGTCAACGATGAGGCGCGATACGAGGCTGACCTGAGCGCTTGGGTTATCGCCCGCGAAGTGACATGGCGGTATGCCTACGCCGACGCCATGCTGGCAGCCCGCATCGTGGAGCCCGGCAAGTGACCCCCGCACAGCAGGAGGGTGGCAGCACCCCGGCGGGTGGACTGCCACGGAAGCTGCGTCTGCTTGTGGAAGCGAACGGCGGCACGCTCGGTAACCGCTGCGGCAACTGCCTAGAGCCCCATCGCGCTCACAACCCGCGCATGTCGGGCGCTCCGAACTGCCCGACTGGTGGTGGCCGCTATCGCGAAGGCACAGAAGCGGAGTTGAGCGCTGCATATGATGCGGCGTTCCCCGAAGGCCCTAAGCCGATCGCGACGTTCCACACCGATAGCCCGGAAGACATGGAGCGTGCCCGGGCAGTCTTGAGCCCAGAGGCATTGAACGGCTTCTTCGGTCCCGGTGGCGGAGGGATGGCTGCTTTCACGGCTGCCATGGAAGGGCGCTCAGCATGACCCCCGCTCCTGACAAGCTGCCTCGCACCCCGGCGGGGATGGTGGCTTGGGCTGGCGCACCCTCCGATTACGACCGCAGCAAGCCGATTGCCATGCGCGACGGCGATACACTGACTGAATATCAAAATGGTGGGCCATTCGCCTGGGATCATACCGGTGATGGCGCCGACATCATCGCCTACACGCCTCGCACCCCGGCGGGCGAGGGCTCCGGTGTGGGTGGGTGCGAGGCGATTGAAGGCGTCATCCGCGATGCTCTGTCCAAAGAGGCGCGGCAGTCTGTGTCACGCACCCAGATCATCATCGACGCCCGCGACGCCATCCTCGCGCATATCGTCGCCACCGCCGCAGCGGCAGTTCAGGCCGAGCGGGAGGTGATCGAGGCGGAAGCACGGCGGTGCGCGGTGTTCCACGCGGAGGGCAGCGACAAGCGAGATGCCTTCCTTACGTTCGCTGACTTCGTTCAGCGCCTCGCCCGCTCCGACGCCTCGGAAGGGGGTGGGGAGACGCTAGACGGCTGGCAGGACATCAGCACTGCGCCGATGGATGAAACCTTTCGTCTGCTATTCGAGCCGCACGATATGGGCGGTTTCATCTTCGTCGGCTGCTATGACCAGACGAAGGGCGAGTGGTTCAATAACTTGGACTTCAAAAGCCAAGTCCCGACCCACTGGCGCCCGCTTCCCGCACCTCCCGGCTCCGCACAGGTCCAGCCATGACCGCCCACACCAGGATCGCGCACATGACCGGTGCAAAGCGGGTCGGCCGCTTACAGGCTTGGTATAGGTCCGCCAAGGCCCGCGCGCTGCTGGCCGACTGCGCAGCCAACCCGCCGCGTCAGGTCCGTTCTCTGACCAGCTTGGCGCAGTTCTTCAACGGCGGGCCGGAACACGAACTGCGGTACAGCGACAGCGACGACCGCGTGGACGAACTGGTCCGCCTGTCGAACGCGGCGTTTCGCGAGGCTGAGGCCAATGGCGCCGACATGCGCGCCTACGTCCGCCGCAGCCCGACCATCGACCAGCTTATCGACCGAACCAGCCGTGCCTACGCGGCGAAGCATCTTGAGG